CGCTTGAGGATGTAGGCGTTCCCGTGGATCAGTTTCGTGAGTAGCCAGTACTCACGGAACTGCCCTTCTGTCTGGAAATTGTTCGGCTTCCGAAGGACCGGCGTGTAGGCCGGACTCGTGGTCACCATCGAGACGCCCGATTCTTGCAGGACTCGCAGCGTAAACGGAAGCTTGCCGATGTCGCTGGAAATCCGATAGATGCATGCAAATAGCGTCGGATAGGTCAGCAGATGGCCGCGCTTTTCCTCAATGTTGCGCTGCCAGGCACCCGGAAAACTCTCAAGAATATTGAGGTAACCGCCGCGCCATGCCCCGCTGATCGCATTGAGCGCCTTCTCGCGGGTGATCGTTAGCCCGAACAGTTTCATTGGCGCAGCGCCGCCCGCACCTTGTCAGCGCCCGCCAAGTGATGGACCGCGACGCCGCGCTCCTTCGCAAGCGCATGGAGTTGCGCACGATCGAGATCATCCAGGCCATCGCCCTTCTGGATCATCGGCTGATCCGCCATGTCGCGGGTCATGTACTCACCCAGGCCATGCTTTTGCAGAACTTCTGCCGTCAGCTTGTGCATCATCCGCTGGCTTCCATTCTTCTTGAACGTGAACTGAACTCGACTCATTCGATCTCCTTCAAGGCAAGAAAGGGGCTCCCGAAGGAGCCCCGATCCATCAGCAGGCAGTCGGCATGCCATCGATCCACTGGAGAGCGCCGCTGCGACGCGGACCCCACCAGATGAACCGTTCCGCACGGAACGCGATCGAGTTGGTCTGCCACATCGAGACGAGGTTCACGCTCGAAGCCGCGACCGTGGTGGACGACGAACCGGCCGGGGTGCTCGACATTTCGATCGATGCCACATCCGACGCATCCAGCGTCACGCTGCCATCGTCGGCCAAGTAGATTTCCGCCTCATCCACGAGGATGAAGGGAGCACCACCTGAGCCGCCGTCGTTCGCGAGGTACTGGGACACCCGCAGCGGCACGCCGTCCAGCGTTCCGCCCGTCATCGTCACGCCCGGGAATGCCAGGGTACCGAGAGGTTCGCGTGCCATCGCAAGCTGACGCGCCACGGCCGGAGTCGTGTAATACGCCGGACGCGCGCCGATGTTCGTGGAATCCCAGGGAGCCCACAGGAGCGCGATCGCGCAGCGCACCGAGGTCGGATCGGCGTAGTCGATCGTGTTGGTCGCGATCGAAATCGGCGTCACACCGTTCAGCAGGCCAGCCGGCGAGACGTTCGCCACCGCCGCCAAATCCGGATCGAACAGGTCGGTATCGACCCGCGCGATCACGGTATCGGCCAGCGAATCGCGCACCAAACCTTCGGCGGCCGGGTCCGAGAAGCGGGCCAATTCCTGAGTGATGACCGCGATCGCCGCCACCTTGGTGAACGGAACGGTCGTGGCGTTGAAGTCGAACTTCGTCACCGGCTTCGCCTTGCCCTGACCGACCCACCCAGCGGTGCCGCCCGAGGTCTGACCGCCGATGCGGACATTGAACGGCACCGGACGGAACTGCGCTTGCCCGATCAGCGTGCGCGGGCGCAGGTAGTTGATGAAGTCGCCCATAAACGTGCTGGCATAGACCAGCGGCGCCGCCCAGGTGCTGTCCAGGCTCGTGCCTGCCGCGACGGTGGCTTTCATCTGCATCATTTGTGCCAGATTCGCACCTTCCGCCTGGGCCTTGAGCGTCTTGACGATGCTCTCGGTCTTCGGGTAGTGACGCTCGGCCATCTTGAACGCGAGTTCCTTGTTGCCCTTGGCGGCCGTCAGGCACATCGCGTAGCGGGCGAAGGCGATGCCGGGCTCCAGCTTCTCAACGGTCTTCAACTGGAGCTCCGCGCGCTCGCCGTTGCGGTTGATGGTCGATTCGCTCTTGTCCTCGGTGACTGCCTTGACCGTGGTCTTGTCGATCTCGGCGAGGCGCGAGTAACGCGAAATGTCGTCGTCCAGGCGCTTGATCTCGCCTTCGATCGTGTCGAACTGCTCCGACTCGCCGGTATCCATCGACCGACCTGCGTCCACTGCCTTCTGCGCGATCTCGCGCATGGAGGTTGCCTTGGTTTCACGGGTTGCCTTCAGGTCCGCGACCTGTTCGGCGAAAGTCTTCGATGCCATGATGGCTCCTTGAAAATTGAATGGTTGCTTTGGAGCTCTAGGGGCGTGCGTGCAACGGCAAGCTGCCAGAGGAGGCCCGAATCAGTTGAATCGAGCCGTCGCGCGGCTGTTGTTCAGCGGCGCGGGTGATGAGTCGAACGGCGCCCGAGGCATCCTTGCGGAAATCGAGCGCCTTGATAGTCTGGATCGTGGCCGAGGCGTTCGCCGGGATCGTCACGAGCGACAACTCGTAGATTTCTGTCGAGGTGAACCGGATGCCGCCTTCGTCCATGAAGGAGAACTCGAGCGCACGAAAACCGATCGAGACACCCCGGACGAGCTTGGCCCTGACCGCCTGCCAGGCCATGTCAACCATGTCCTTAAGCGGGCCAGCCTCGGCAATCGAGGCGATGCTCGCGACGAACGGAATCCCTTTCTTCGTGGCCTTCCCGAAGGTTGTCATGCCCACTGGCTTGTCGTGCTGGTGCTGCCAAAGGAGGGGAATCTCGGCTGCAAACTTCGCGCCCATCGGGTCCACGATGTCTCCGACACGATCTGTTTCCGGCGTCGTCGCCATGCCGGTGATAACCCGCTTTTCCTCATCGAGGGACTTGACCTCGAGCAGGCTGTATGCGCGTTCGATTCTCATTGCTGACTCGCTTCCATTTTTGCCAGACGCGCCATGGCAAGCTGGCACAGTCTTGTCAGGCCGTGCTTGCAGAGCCGCTCGACAATCCAGCGCTGCCGCTCGAGGCACTTGCAGGCCATCAGCCGGCCACCGCCAGAACCAGATTCTTCTTGCTCGGCTCAGGATTCAGCGCCATCAGGGATGCCGCGTCGAACGTCGCCATCAGCGGATCGATCTTCGCGGTACCGCTGACTTGCTTGTTGATCGTTACGGCGTTGCCGACCTGAACGATTCGGGCGTTTCCGACGCACCAGTTCATCAGGTCGGTGGCGCCATGCAGGAATTCGCCGCCAGCGAGCATCCGCTCAACCGTCTTGATGGCGCCATTCAGCCGCCAGCCTTGGCTGACCGCGACAATGTGTTCCTCGGTGAACTTGTGTTCCGGAGACATCAGCGCTTCCACGATCGCCCCGATCCCTGCCGCGTCCACGCCGATCGCGTTCTTCGCCGGCAAAAGGCCAGCCTTGCGAACTCCCGAGATCGTGTCGGCCACCTGCTGGACATCCTCACCAGGTCGATTGACGATAGTGAGTTGCCCCTTCGACTGGAAGTCCAGCAGCCTCGGCGCGATCTCCTTGCGGCGCTCGAGCACGATCTTGTGCGCCCAGGCATGCGTCCAATGCAGCCAGCGCCGGGTTTTTTTCTCCCGGCCAATGGCGCATAGCCCCAGGAGGTCATCCAGGCCACCACCATCGATCCCGAAGACAACCACCTCGGAACGATCGATCAAGGCTTGCAATTCCAGGCGCTTATCGCCCGCGCTCTCCCAGAAATCCGCTCCTGTCCATCGATCCGATCGGAGGTTCAGGCCGATCTCAATATTCAGGTGCTTGGCGAGAAACTCCTGAAATGATCCGTCAGTCTTGGCCTGATTCTTTTTCAGGTTATCAGCAATCCACTCGGCATTTACCGACCTACCGATATTCGGGTTCGTGATATAGAAATTCTTCGGGTCGAGATATTCCTTTTTCTCGACCATCTTCGCCGGAAACTCGTACAGCACGCCGAGAGATTTCTTGTCGACAATCTTCCCGTCCCGGACATCCCGGAAGTAATTCAGTTTGTCCAGAAACACCCCGGCAGGCGGTTCGTCGCTCTGGGTTGTCAGGTAAATCACCCAACCCTCGTTTCTCGAAACCTGCCCGCCCGTGGCTTCCATGAACATGGAGCTCGCATTCGCACGCGAGCCGAACAGCCAGTGCTCGTCAACCAGAACGCGCCCGGATTTCTTGCCGGATACTGTGTCGGTATCAGCCGCAACCACCTTGAGCGATGACTTCGTGACCCGGTGCGTGATCGTCCGAACGTGATCCTGCACGTGAAACAGCGTCATGAGCTCGTCGTCAGCCCGGATCATCCCGGCAGCAGGCTTGAAACTCATATCCGCGACCTCTTTGGTCGGGGCCAGGATCAGGTGTTCTTCTTCCTCGCGCCAGCACAGGATGACAGCGGTTAGCATGATGCCGGCCGCGATCGTGGACTTCGTGTTCTTCTTGCTGATCAGCAGGTAGAATTCCCGGATCAGCTGGTTCCCCGTCTCGGCGTCGTAGGCCCCGAAGATCGCCGACACGAAGTCGAACACCCACTGTTCGCTGCATTCTCCGAACTTCGGCTTGCCGGGTAGGTCGGTGACCCGCAATTCCTTGAAGATTGCCAGCGCCTGATCGGCTTGCGCCTGGTAGATCGGCGCGGGAATGATCGACCGGCCATCGACTATCCGTTTCTCCCAGTCCGGGCAGGCCGTGCTCCAGTCCGGCAG